GGGGCTCGATACACCTTGGTTTGATACTCGAGGCCGTCAACGGTCATTGCGGTCATGGCAAAGCCCGTATACGACTGGTCGATTCCTAGGACTACGGGGTTGGGTTCAGAGAGAGACCCAAACGTCTTTAAATCAGAGGCCGATGCACGAGCCACAGCGCACGCCCTCACCCGGTGTCCAAACCGTATCGGTCGTTAACTTTTCGCATCTGTCACAGATTCGATATTCGGGTGCGGTTTCGTCGTCAAAAATGTCAAAGTGTTTCTCGCTCATTGCGCTGTCCTTCTGCGCCGCTCTTCCTTAATCATTGGAATCGTGAGCCAGTACCCAATTCCGTCAATGGGGTTGTCTGTCTTTGGTGAGTTGAGTTCTCGCGCAATTTTTACGCAAACCATTGCTAAAGCAACTTGTTCAGGGGTGACAGGCACACCAAAGATGACTGACCACATGGTGGCTTGTTTGGTGAAGTCGTCAAGAGGGTGGCCGTAATCATCGTTGCGATCTCCAGACACAAGTCGCGCTGCCTCGAGGGCGGTCGACAGTTCTGGGCTAAGCGCTAAAGTTACGTCGTCTTCGTCCCAGTCGTATTCAATTGTTCCGTCATCTGCAACGTCGAACAACGTTCCTTGAACCCAACGAGGCTTGTCGTGTTCGTGCATCGGGTACCCGTTATCTAGGGGATTGGTGCTCAGGTCGACCATCGGCTGCTCCTTCGTACGGTGGGGGTAGATCCGCTGGTGCGGCGGGTAAGTTCGCGGGAAACCAGTGCGGCGTCGCGCTCGACGTTGAATCCAAGAGCCTCGACCAATTTGCGGTAGGCATGGCGTTCGGCAAGAGCGTCGCGGGAGGCAGCGACTGATGAATCGGTTGCAACTTTTGCTTTCGTGATTGCAACCCTGTCGTCTTTGCCTCCGCTCCAGTTGGCTGCGGTGGCGTTGGCCTCGGCCACATCGAGCAAACGTTGGGCGGCTCGTTCATCAACTTGGGCGGCTGCTACTTGAGTTGAGATGTAGTCATTCCACGTCGTCAACTCAACAAATAGGTCCATCAACTGCTCATCTGACAATTCAGTGATGTCTCGTGGCAGATTTGGTATTTCAATTTCAGGTCGTGGCGGAAGAGACAACCCTTGACGTGCCAGCCGCGAGGCAGCGGCTGATGCATCCGGGCCAAGTTGATAGGTCATACAGACTCCCGAATGTGTGCTTCGTTGCCGATGAATTCCACGACGCCTTTGCCAACAACAACGACGTGCGGCTGTGAGTTTCGCTCGCGCGTTTTGGTGGGGACATCGCAAACGATGCTGCGGACGTAATGGCACTTTCCTTCGTAATGCAGGGTCATCACTGGGTGACCCGCTTTCCGAGACTCGGGCTTGTTGTAGTGAAACCAAAAGGCCTTCACAGCGCGTCCTCGTCATCAAACGCGCGGCATTTCTTGCAGCCCTTCACCGCGTCAATGGTGCATGGCGGAGCCTCGTCAGCATCCAATACTTGATCGATCTTTTCCATGATGTTCTGGATGTAATCCGGTGAATACCTGACCGTGAACTCACGAAAATCTTGATTAGCCTTCCACTCGTAAATGAAGACAATTTCCGAAGGAGCGGGACGAAGTAATAGACCTTCTTCTTCCATCATCTTGACTAGGTGAAGGTACATCTGACCTTGCAGATGATGCGTTCGGAAAGGGTTGCGAATCGCTTCCCACGCCTTGTCTGCGTTGTTGTCGTACTTGTTCAACAGGTGCGGTGCTTCGTGTCGAAGTGTTCCGGTGCCGACAGATTTGATTTCAATGAGGTAATCGTCGCCAAGACCAACAACCCAACCGTCTGAATGTCCAGCAATTTCGTAGTAATCGCTGACCATTGGTACCTCGTTGTACCTCAGAACTTTTATATCCGCTTCGCATGATGGGCACGTCTGTGGGGAAAGGTCCCACCACGAGTGGTTGCACACAAGGCATGCAAATTTGCCGTAGAGATTTCCCATGCGCCAAATTCGTTGTTGCCACTTGTCGTGAATGGCATGACCCTCATCAAAGATGTTGTTTGTACGAAGGTTGTGTCGCTCGGGCGTTGGGCGCCAACCTTCAACCACCGCAAAGTAGGAAGCCCTCAAGCACCAGTCTTCGCGAACCATCTCTGATGGGTGAAAAACATCCGTGCGTCGCGACTCATCCGGGGGCTCGGTGAGCAGAAACTTCTCGACTGCACCAATCAGCCGCGTCTCGCGCTTACCTGCTTCGAGGTAAGACTTCAATGCTGATTTTGTCACTGAGTCCTCCGTCATCCCTTAGGGTGTCAGTCTAGCCATTGAATTCCGGATGATCAACTGGGCACGGCACCGTGACGGGAGCGCCGCACGAAAAACACTTACCTTCGAGTGACCACCACGAAATGTCGTACTCTTCAAAGGCGCAAGCCACTAGGAAAACGTTGTAACCGCAGTTCACACATTCATGTGACGGTATGCCTCGGGAATCAATTAGAGGCTCCACACGTACTCCTCAAGGGTTAGTTCAGAATCTTCAAGCCGCTGCCAACGGCGAACGAGGGCGTTGCGTTCTCGGTGTGAGAGGCCGCCCCAGATTCCGTGGGCTTCGTTGGTGTCGATTGCGTCGAGCAAACACTCGCGTCGAACAGGGCATTCGTCTTCGCCATCGCGTCCTAGACAAATTGCTTTGGCAGAATCTGCAATTGGCTTGTAGAGCGCTTTGTCTCGAGGGGGGAAGAAGATTTCCGTGTCAACGCCTTTGCACTTTGCTTCGTATCTCCACGAATAATCAGGGAGGTAATTCTTCACTTTTCTCCTGCGTTAATTGGCGACGCAGGTCGAAGAAATCTTCTTCATCGAGGACCACATAGTTATGGCCGTTCAGATGAATGCCAAGAACAGGAATTCGACCGTCAAATAATGCTTCGGTCATAATCTTCTCAAGCACCTGTGCCGTAAGGGTAAATGACTTTTTGCCAGTCCATTTGTGCTCGATGAGCAAATCGTGGGTTCTGACATCTCCCTTGCGGCTCCAAAAGGCACCGGAGGCGGCGGTCCTTGAACCGCCTGTGGCTTTTGCGAGTCTTTTTTCATGCGCCTGAGACTCGCGTTGGCCTTCACTCCTCATTGAGTACCTGAAGAGTAGAACTGTTTTTCACTGCATCGAGAACCTGAGACTCCAACTGTTCTCGCAGGTCTACTTGTTCACGAATTGCATTGAGCAGTGCATCTGCGCCCTGCCATTTTTCTTCGCCGTGGTAGTACCAACCGCCACGTCGTTCCACGATGCCGGTGTGGATGGCCATGGCAACAATTTCTTTACCAAAATCATAGTCGCCCTTTGTGACTGCTCCCCCGTCATCAAAGTAAAAATCAAAGTACGCGGTTTGCTGAGGTGGGGCAGTCTTATTCTTTATGGTTCGCACACGGATCGTCTGGCCAATTCGGCGCTTATTTCCACTCGAACCGACCTCAATCCATTCGTCCCTCTTGACCTCACAGCGGACGGCCATTGCATAGTCCTTACCGAGCCCGCCCGGAGTTGTACGGGGGTCGCCATGTAGAACACCAATTTTCATCCTGAACTGATTGATGATGATGCCAGTAACGCCACGTTCTTCTTCAGTCAAAGAACGCTTTGTTGCTTTGCCTACTTTCCTGAAGAATTTATTTGTCAACAGAGCGCCGCGACCAACCGTGGATTCTTCCATCAACTTCTGATCTTCGGTGCTTGGCACTAGCGCGGGAAGCGAATCCACGACCACCAGATCGACGGCCTTGCTCTCACAGAACTGAATGACTGCTTCGTATGCATCTTCCATTAAATTGGTTTCAACGACGAGTACCCGGCTCGAATCAACTCCACATAGATCGGCGTACTGAACACTCCACGGCTCAGCGGCTACCCATACGGTAATGAAATCAGGATTTACTCGTTGATTCGCAGCAATGGTCTTCAGCACAATGGCGGTTTTGCCGTGCGAAGCCTCTCCGACAATTTCTGTCCACTGACCTACTGGCCAGCCGCCACCAAGAACAACGTCAAGGGCCAGTGCGCCCGTAGTAATGCGCTTAGGCATTAGTACGTCACTACCCAGCACCACAGTGCCGTCGCCCATGCGCTTGTTCAAAAGTGCCGCGACCTTCATTATTTCGGTGTTCATTCAATTCTCCCGATAATGCTCGTAGGGTTGTATCCCGAGCCTTGAATTTGTTTTGCGGGAGTAACGGTCCCGCCAGAGTTGCTGCTAGGCATCGTCGGCCCCGAACCCGACTGCATGATGGGGTACCCGCAGTCGTAACAGCGTTGGTACTGCGAACCGGGTGCCGAAAAGTAGTTTCCGCTGAAACATTCTGGGCATTGTGACGTTTGTCGCGCACTGGATGCTTTAGTTGTTAAAACGTCTTGATCTGCGTCGTACTCAACCTGCATCCCGTGAGCCTGTTGTGGCGTTACTTGTACAGGTTGACGGGGCGGGGCCGAAGACGGAGGCGTTGAGGGCCGAGGGCCGGGAGTCGCGCCTAATTTGTTGGCCCACCAGTTGCTGCTATTCATTAGTCACCTGCCAAACGAACAATGTCGAGGTCGATGAGGTTGCTCAGTGTGGCGACCGATGCGCTAAAGGCAACTGCGGAATACGCTTCTTCGATCAACTCAACGGTGTGGTCGTCAATGTTTGCAAGATTTGCTACTTGAAATTTGATTGCGGCTTGGGCCACCAAACTTGCTTCAAACGCAATGAGAGCAGTCAATCCAGACATTCGAGATAGGCGGTCGGCACTTGCCTCGCGTTCCATCGCATCCACTTCGTCGCTAATTGGACTGAGCCCAACCAATACGGCAAGTTCTGTCGGGTTACCAATCATTGAGTCGTAAATCGTTTTGCGAGCCAACAGGCTGGTGTCCACTTCAAACACGGCCAATCCGGGTTCGTCTTGTTCGTCCCGGCGTTTGGGTCTCCAGAAATTCATCACTTGGCTTCTCCCCACTTTTTGACGACCTTCACGTCCGCGATCAACGGCACGGAAAGTACATGAATTTCTTCCATAGCAATGCGGATAGCCTCAGCGGCTTCTTCGGCGCGACCCTCTGGGGCTGACGCAACCAGTTCGTCGTGAACCGTCAAAACCAATCGACAATCTTCTGGAAGCAGAACGTGTGCTCGCACCATGGCAACCTTGATGATGTCCGCTGCGGAACCCTGAATTTTTGTATTGAAGGCTTGCCTTTCGCCTTGAGACCGAAAGCCGGGCTCGGAGGAACTCAGATTGGGCAAGTAACGACGCCGACCAAAGAGAGTGGTGACGAAGGGCGTCGGTCGTTGGCGCCGCGATTCTCGGATGACCTCGTTCTTGTACTTGGCCACTGACTTGAACTTTGATGAAAAGTCGTTGAGTAGTTGACGGGCTTCTGGAACTGTGCAACCGATTTGACTGGCGATCTTGTCAGGTCCGACGCCGTAAGCCATAGACAAAACAAGAACTTTTCCAGCCTTGCGGTCAAGGCCCATAACGGCACCTACCGTGGTGTAGATGTCGTCGCCGTCGAGGTAGTTCTTGACCATGACTCGGTCACCCGAAAAACTCGCAATCACTCGAGGTTCGATCTGGCTGTAGTCGGCAACCACAAGGAGGTGGCCTTCTGGTGCGGCAAATAGATTGCGAATGGCCCTGCCTCGTTCGGTCGAAGGTGACGGAACGTTTTGCAGGTTTGGGCGACGGCTGGAAAACCTACCTGTCTCTGCGCCGCACTGATCGAAATCGGTGTGAATGCGGCTGTCGGTCAGAAGAGCCTCTTTAGCAAAGATTTTGCTCTTGCCGTTAACTGTTCGGGTGACATCTCCCCCGAGGTAAGGAACGACGTATGTAGATGACAGTTTTGAAACTTCGGCGTAATCAAGGAGCCCGTCGACCAGATCGTGCTTGCCTCGCAAAAACTCGAGGGCGTCTGCGGCGACTGACGGTGCGCCCGTGGGGGTTGTTTTGCGTGGCTTAAGACCTAGGCCACCTTCAGACTTAGGGCCAAACAGTGCAACCTGCTTTTCAACATTGGAGTTGATGTTGAAGGCTCGTCCGGCGGCACGGTAAATGCGCCCCTTCGCCTCTTCGAGATGCTCATCGAGCGTGTCGCGTAAATCCTCTAACGCAGCAGTGTCAATGAGTGCTCCGCCGAGTTCCATCGCGCACAACGCTTCGAGTACATCCATCTCTAAACGAAATACTCGTGCCAGACCGTCGTCAGAAATTTTTTGCTCTAACCGGGTCCACAACTTGTGTGTCCAATGCGCGTCAAGGCCTGCGTACGTTGCAACAGTTTTGAAATCATGGGCCTCAACCTGCTTGCCCACGCCCTTGGCCATCTCGTAACCAAATTCTCGCTGCAAGCATGCCGCAAGACCCAGTTGATGGCGATTGCGGTTGTCCGTTATGAACGAGGCCACATACGTGCAGGCGTATGGTGGATACGGCGTTGCTCCGTAGTATTTGCTCACGCTCTCAAGATCAAACTTTAGGTTGTGTCCAACCTTCAAAGTTTCGTCGTTAAAGAACAACGGCTTGAGAGCGGAAAAAACTTCAGCAGGGGAAAGTTGCACGGGTGGCTCAGAAAATATAGGTGTCCACCCTTTTTGATCACGAGAGTAATCTGCGTCCCGGACGGTCAGGCCCTTGTCTCTACGCTTTTCTCCCGAACCGGTGAGGGGTTTAATCCACTCAATGAATTCCCCGTTCGGGTGCCCCATGGGAATGACGTCCGTGCGGCCCTGTGTTGCAAGCGAAATCCAAAGCACGTCGTTGCGCCATGGATCACCGCGATGCGGGCCCACTGTTTCAACGTCAAAAGTAAAAGCACTTACTTCCGCGTAATGGTCAACAAGGCTGCCTAATGCGTCGCTTGAAGTAATGATGTTCATCGTTCTCCCTAGAAAAGGGCAGGAGGGCCGGAGCGGGTGGAGGGGGGTTACCCACTCGACGGCCCTCCTGCGTGCGCGATCAGCAGTAATCTGCTGCTTCGCGCAGATCCTCCGCGACGGGGACGCGGAGAATTTTTACGCCGGGATCTTCCACCGAGCGCAGTTCAGATGCGACCACCTTAGGATCTAAATCCCAATCTTCCGGAAGGTCGCGCTCCTTGACGGGACGAACAACTGTGCGGCTTTGCTTGCCTTCACCGGTCTTGCTCAACTCCCAGTAGCCAGTGTCAACTGGGCCAAAGCGACCCTCGTGTTGCTCCATGACCGCAGCGAAGGCTGTCGGGGTGGCGACATAGATTTGAGCGACGAGGTCTTCCCCACCCAAGTCAACGATGCGGAAACCGTATTTGGTGCTGGGGGCGTTGCCTCGGTCGCAGAGCGGGCAGCCGTTCTTGTCTCCAATGCAGACAAAAGACTTCTTGGTGGGCGCCTTGTCGACCCAGTGCTGCGAGAACACCAGAGGCTCAGCGTCGAGAAACTTTACGAGGTGAGCGGATTCTGTGAATCGAAACTCTGTGTTACGGCGTGAGCCGGTTGAGACAGATGAGTGAGCCTTTTTGGCAGCGGCCCATCCAACCTGAACAAACGAGGAGACGTCACTGGTTTCGTTTTCGTCCTCATCTTCAAAAACGTCAACCTCACGACGCGCTCGCGTTGGGCGCTCTTCCTCCAAGTAGTCGTCGGCGGTCGGGGCACTGCTGGACTTGCGGATAGCCATAATATTTTCCTTAAAGGGTTAGGGGTTAAGGGTTAGGGTTAGATGCCAATGCGTCCTTGATCCGGTTCCACTCAGTGGCAATTTCCGGGCCAAGATCGCGGTGCTGCGACCACTCGATTCGTTGTGCATCGAGTAGGCCACGTCGTTGGAATGATCTGACGGCGGCGTCAATCATTTCTTTCGTGTAAAGGCGCCTTCCTGCCCGCCGAATACCGTCAGAACCTTCGACATCTGGCATTCGGTAGACGGCGAGCGGGAAGTAGCCTCGAGAAACCCAGAGCCGGATGCTCTTTTCAGACTTGTTCAAAGCCTGAGCCAAAGCACCGATGGTGTACATCTGGACTTCTTTGCCATGCACGTTCTTGGTGACGAATTTCTCTTCCCACGAAGACTCTGTGACAGCAGAGCCCTGTGGTTGAGCCAATATTTGATCCCGACGCCTACGGCGAGAACCGGGGTAGAAGTCGAGATCGCTGAACAATTCTTCTATTGCGTCACTCACTTTTTGCTCGGAACAAATGCGTAAGTGATCTTGGCTGGGAACATCGCGTCGATATCTTCATCAGACAACGTGCCCTCGTAGAGACAGGCCATGATGGCGTCTTCATCAAGTACCGGAGTCATTTTGATGCAAGCGTCGTAAAGACCTCGCTCGCTCAAAATGCTTTCTGCGATGTCTTGATCCAACGTCTTCGAAATGCGCTTTTGTCGTTGGATGGAGTAGTAGCCATCGATCTCGTCGTCGAAATCAAACCACTGATGACCACGGTCGTCTGTGTACCCTAGTCGTTCAATAATTTCGATTAGTGACGACTTAACTTCACTGGCTCGACCAGTTGCATCGTCGGCTAACGACTTGTACTTGATGAAGTCCCGAAACAAGGATTCGATGTCTTGGCTCACTGCCACCTCCTGACACATCAAACCGTACCTGAAGGGTCAGACAATTCGCAATT